CACACTGAAAGTTAACGCAGGGTTACTATTCATCAAAATATGTTTTGATACTTAATCCACATTCAAAGTTAAATAGCCAAAAATATACAGAGAGACATTGAAAATAAATATTCTTATATATTTTTCAATGCCTCTCTAGACTAGTAGGGGGCTTAGGTGATGAAATAGTTCAACCTCACTAATAACATACGGAAGAAGATAAAAAAATGAATACCTATTTTTATAATTCTCATTTCGATGATACTAAAAATGCTTAAAATGCATATTTTTTGTTAACTGTTTTAAATAAATCCCTAAACTACCATGTAGGAGGGATTTATTTATGTACGCAAACAATAATGTTTCCAAAATAGTCAAATATAATTTGGAGCAAGACACAATTAATTTAAGACAAGCGGTCTTGTCTTATCAAAGGATAGCTGATGAATTAAATGCTACAGGCAAAGTGCCTGAAGATGATCCAATAAATGCGTAGATTGTTAAAAGATTTTTAGATCGAGTTCCGTCAGTTAGTAGAGAAATGATAAAAAGAGATGAAAAGAAAATGTTAACCGTTGTTAACAACACGATAAACATTATAACGGAAATGACAAATTTATACGAAAGAACTAAAAATCTGCTAGAAGAATTGGAGGAAAAATCTTCTCAATTAGGTAAGCCTGTGGACCCCTATAGATTTAAGGCACTTTCTTCTGAAATGCGTGAAATGCTCAAAATGATGATAGATATACAAAAAGAATTAAATGACTATGAAAATATCAAAGAATTCATTACAACAGTTGTCGAAACAGTATCTGAAGTGGCTCCAGAAGCGATGCCTATTATTATAGAGAGGTTAAGACTTTCTCAGAAGACTAAATGGATCGGGCAGGTTCTAAGGAGGTAGTTGCAGTATGGATTTACTACAAGAATTTATTAGTCTCGCAGAAAGTAAGTTAGAGACTAAAGAAATATGGAGAGAAAAACCAGTTGATCTAATGACTTTCTTCACCTCCCCCGACTTTTTAGGTGAAAAGCCTTATCCTGGTAAACAAACTGAATTATTGGAAATAGTTAACAGCATTGTGCAGTATAAAATTATAGGTAATGAACATGTGTGTTCAGACGACTTGAAAAATATTACAGAACTATGCGTACTTTTTGGGAAAGGTAGTGGCAAAGATTTTTTAGCGTCTTCAATTTTAGCTTATATGTGTTATGTAGTCCTATGTTTAAATGATCCTCATGAGTTTTTTGGTTTTGGAAAAGATACACGTATCGATTTGATTAACATGGCTATTAATGCTTATCAGGCTAACAACGTATTCTTTTCTGAATTTAAAGCTAAGTTAAATAATTGTAAGTGGTTTAAAAGGGTGAATTATAATCCTACTCATACTCCTGAAGCCACTCCCCGCGATTTTCAAATAACTAAAAATCAAGTTAGATTTTATAAAAATATTACTGCTCACTCCGCTCACTCTGAAGCGGAATCTTTTGAAGGATTCAACCCTTTAGTAGTAATATTCGATGAGATTGATGGCTTTGAACCTGAAGCTGCTGAAAGTGCATATACAACGCTTAGATCTTCAGCAGTAACCAGATTCGGTGAAAAAGCTCTTTTAATTTTCATTAGTTTCCCTAGAAGTTCAGATGGTTTCATGATTAAAAAATACCAAGAATCAAAAACAAATCCTCAAGTGTACGCAATCAAAGGAAAATCGTGGGAAGTAAATCCAACAATTACAAGAGAAAGCCTTCAAATGGAGTATGATAGAGATCCAGAAAAAGCTAAAATGATTTACGAGTGTGATCCGCCTTTGTATTCTCAAGGATTATTTCAATTCCCTGAAAAAATTGATGAAGTTATTATGTTGGGAAAGAAAGCCCAATGTCCTGGACTAATTATAGAAGAAACTATCTCTACTAGAACCTTATCTAATGGAGAGGAAAGACATTTTATTGGCTTAAAACTCCATAATTTAGTACTCGATCCTTCTTACACTTATTATATTGGTGGGGACGGGGGAGTGGCATCAGATAGTTATGTAATCTGTTTAATGCACGCCGAACCCACCCTTGTAGAGGTAGTAGAGAATGGTGAAAAAATTCAGAAATGGATCAATAAACCTGTAGAAGATTTGCTTTTAGAGTGGAGACCCTCTAAAAAAGACAGACTGCCTGTTGACTTGTTAAATGTAGCCGATATTTTAGAAATGATTTGTCAGCAGGTTCATGTTAAAAAAGCAATGTTTGACAAGTTTAACTCAGCGGATGTAGTTCAAAGACTTATGTCCTATGGGGTAGAGGCAGAAGATAAAAATTTTTCTAATCCTTTTCAGGTGCAAATATATCAAAATTTAAAAGGATTAATTTATACAGGTAATATAGCCTTACTAGATCACGAAGTGGGAGAAGAGTATGGTGAGGAAAGATTAAACGCTAATGAGGAGTTGAAGGCAATAAAACTTATAAATGGGAATAAAATTGATCATGACAAGGATAAATCTAAAGACTTTAGTGACGCTAGAGCTGCTGCTGCATGGATATGCTCTACAGATGACCCAGAACAGACAGAACATTTTGCTATACCTTTAATATTCGGTGCAGGGAGTAGGAGGCGAAAATGATATACAGAAGAAAAAACGAAAGTCTAATGGATTACGAGGAGAGATTATATAGGAATCAATCAAGATATAAACTGTCTTGGAAAAAGATTACTGAATTACTTAACCTTAATCAACACCCTGATACCACCCGTAAGGCTAGTTATGGTTACCTTCGGAGGGCGGATCAGGAGAGACAAAATAAATTTGATAAATCTATAATGGTAATAAACGATTTACACTTACCTTTTGAAAGAAAAGATGTACTAGAAATAATAGAAAAACATAGAAATGAAATCACCACTTTAGTAATTGGTGGCGATTTGATGGATTGCAAATCTATATCAAAATTTCACCAAATAAAGACATTAACAGTAGAGGAAGAGTTAATTTATGCATATAACTTCTTGAAAGAAGTAAGGATGTTATTGAATAACGGTCAAAATATAATCGTCATTAATGGAAATCATGAGGAAAGATGGTATCGAGATATATGTGAATTATCTAAAAAAGATATGCAAAAATTTGTAAACCCTAATATCTTAGGTATGATTATAGAAGGCTTTACTATATACGAAGAAGGAGCTAGAAGAAGGTACGAAGGGCTAGAAGGTATAATCTATATCCCTCATTGGTTTGTAAATATTGATAAGAAAATCATAGTTTGTCATCCTAAAAATTTCTCAGCAGTAAAAGGAAAGATGTTAGAAAACGGGGTTCAACATTTTGTAAATCGGGGGGAGGAGTTTGACGTATTAGTTTTAGGACATACCCATAAATATAGTAATGGAATAGTAGATCGTTACCAAGGGAAATTTGCTATAGAGAATGGATGTTTATGTCAACCTCAATCCTATGCAGATAGTGGTAAGCTGAATTTTACTCCTCAGGCGTACTGTTATACGATAATAAAATATAACGATGATGAACCTGTTGATTATAATAATATTAAAACTTATTTTCTAGATGAATATATAGATAACGGAGAAGTGTATCAAATTAATATTTAATTATCAGTAAAGTGCATAGTTTTTAAGCTATGCACTCTTTATTTATACCATTAATAGCTCAAATCCGTATATTTGATATGTGAAAAGATAGCTTTTAGGATTGTATACCTATACTACCAAATAGGTAGTTGGTAATAAACGACAAGCTACAAAAAACTTATGAAGCTCTGGGAGATAGATTCGGGCTAACTAAACGACAAGCTAAAGCAGCATGTGATTTTCTAAAGGAAAAAGGGTTAATTACTGTAGAATTCAGGACTATAGAGTTAGAAAATGGACTAAAGCTAAGTAATGTTATGTATGTAGAACCTATAGTTGAAAACATTAAAAAGATATCTTCTATGCATAGTATCCATAATGTCGACCCTATTACATTCTAATGTAACACCCTCTTACATTCAAATGTAACAGGGTACGCTCCAGAATGTAAGACAAATACAAAGACTACTAACAATTAGATAATTGGGATTATTTTCATCTAAAAGGATAAGAGGAGTAGAAAATAATTGGTGGGACAGAGGGTCGCTCCCTTTGCCTGAAACCCGTATGAGTAGGGCTAACCACCAAATTAAATAAACCTATACGGGAGGGAAAAAATGAATAATATTAATAAATTGAAAAGAGCAATTATAAAGGAAGAGCTGGTAGCTCTAACTGGAGATTTTACTAAGGCAGTCATATTAAATCAATTCATTTATTGGTCGGAGCGTGTGAGAGATATAGATAAATTTATTGAAGAAGAAATTAGAAGGCTAAATACTGAAGGCATGGATTCCAAT